GCTAAGCAGCTTTTAGACGAGGCTAAATTTCAGCACCACCGGTTTCTCACCGGAAAAGACATTGGCCTTTCAACTACCGCCTATGAGAATAAGCGTATCGTAATGTCGTTCTAACGCGATCCCTCGATGTGGTCAGGTAATAATCCTGATCAGCATAAGTTTCAAACTTATGGAGGGAAATACTCGATTGACCTGAATACTGCGCAGCATAAAGTGCAGCTACGTATAACAGGCGTCCTGAGTAACGCGAATGGAGTGGGGTAGAAGAAAGCGTAAAATACGCCTTCCCTTCCCAGCCGCGAGATAAGTAACTATGTTTTCGTGCCGTTAAGGCATTATAGTCAACTATCAAGTGGCCGTCTCCATAACCATCGGGTCCTATGACTGAGCGAAACTGCCAAGGCAGTAAGCTCATAAGGGCCTCTTCCCATGCCTTGTATCTATGGTCATATTCAACGTCGAACTTCCGACGTATATGGTTTATCCAAGTATACAACACTTGTGGCGTGGGACTTTTCTTCATGAAAAGTGGTCGAACGTCTACACCTAAGAAAAAATCGGAGCCGCAACTTTCCCGAAAGGGACCGTCAGCGAACGATTTTTCATTGTTAACCTCAAACCCAAGCAGTTTTAATGACTGCACAAGGAGTGGTACTGCTGCCTGTGGAACGATTATATCGTCACCATAAGCATTAACAGGCCGCGATGAAATATCTAAAACATCGCAACATGCCCGAGTTATAGCCAAGAAAATCAAGGTTTCTAACTCAAACGTAAACCCGTTGCCCATGCTGGAGAACTTCTCGAAAGAGAAATTCTTACCTTCATAGGTGTATCGGTGAGAACGTGCAGTATCTAAAAGGTTGAACCACGGAAGAGGCAGTAACTCTAGCACAGTCATATATGAGATTGTGTCAGAAGCTGCTTTTAGATCAATTGTCGCCAACTTGTTAGTAATACTACCAAATTGGGCAGACTGTTGATTGAACCGTTGGGTGTTTAAATTGCACCCAACGCCGCGGAGCCTATTGCGCAAAACACGACCTATGCCTAACTGAATAAATGAATTCAGGAGAGGCTCCGTGCAAATAGCACGGTCGGTCTTTGCGTTCTTAGGGACGAAACCTAGCTTGCTACCTATGACTTCGACACACCCAACTGTTGGGAGTGTAGGAGCCGTCGGAATTTTACCGTCTGAGAGATACGAAACCCAAGAAGGGCACGTACCTAGAACAGACGGAAGCAAACCAAGAATTTCACGCGTGTGCGTGAGGGTAGAATCAAGCTTATCTAAAACACTTGTGTTTTTGGACAAGCCTATATTATTCCCGGGTCCAAAACGAAAAGGTATGCTCTCAACTTCCGGAACGTCTTTAAGACAAGTGGCAATTTTACGCTTAGCGAGGTGAAGTACCTCGTTAACAGCGGGATCCGCAAAAAGCGGATCCACCCTTTGTATTAGACGATCGTTTGTCTGAGAACAAGCCAGCTCGGCTTGGATGAAGTTTCGTTCAGCTTCCTTCCTGACGTCGTAGACGGCAGGAAAGAATTCTGCTTTTGATAAGCCCTTAATACATTGATAGTCGATGCGGAATGCATCTATATCGTTGTAGTGGGCTGGCAGAATTTGCATGTCCAAGTACGAGTTATAACATTCGTATTTTAAGCGAAGAGCCACACCCAAAGAAATGGGTGTGTCACAAGCTTCAAGGAACGCAAGGTAAGAACGCACAACGTCGAGGAATCTGACGTTGCGTAGTCGACCCCGAAAGTGGTCGATAAGGTAACTTCTAGTTGCCTTCTTCATAAAAAACTCCAAAGTAAAGACTTTAATACAACAAAATTTCGTTGTATTACGATTAAGTCCATACGACTAACTCCAAATCTGCGCCTAGACATTCCCACATTGGGAAAAATAATCTAAGAATGCGTAAAAGGAGAGAAAAATTGTCATATGAACGTACACGTATACTCTGATTTTCATCAGAATATAAAGTCACCGTCCGCGATAAGAACCTTGAATGACGTCAGCATATGTTCGCTGTGCGCCATGAGGTCTGCCCGGTTAATCGCTGTAGCCTGTTCTGGAATAATAAAATCCATTACAGCCTGCGAGTGAAATAGTGGTTTCCCACTATCCGGATCGAGGGCGTCTGAAGGGAATTTAACCCGTACAGAGTACTTGTGATTGCCGTTGCCAGGAGTGGCAAGGCGACGTGAAACAGAAACCGTGTTACGCTGAGCGATGATTGGATTATCATCGGACCAGATCACAAGGCTGTCGCTTCGATTAGTGGGTGTAAATAATTGACCCACGGGTACGCTATCATTTAGCGTGAGATCATTAAGATCCATGAAATTACTCCTAAGGAGGTTTAATTATCTGACAGAACTAAGTAATGCCAGGGAGGTTACCGCTTTCGTTAAGTTAAAAGCTTCGTCCAGATCTTTCGGACGGAGACCAATTAACGTGCTAGGCGGAGCTTGTATTATGGTGCGCCGAGTATATTGCTTCGACGCAGACGCTTCAAGGCTGACAGGGAATCCATTTGTCTCATAAAGAGACGCGTGAACATCCCATTGTATTGAGGAACTTTTACATCCCTTTACAAATGACAGACCATGAAGTGCCGTTAAGGAGGAAATCCACGCACCTATCGGAAATACCCAATCACTAACAAAGGACCAGGGAGTAAATTCCCAGGCGACTTCACCAAGATTGGTTAACCCGATAGACGAAGTGTTCCTGAGGACTGGGTTAATAACCCGAAATCCACAAGTATACTTTACGCGAGCCCTTCCTTCACCCATAGCGAATCCCTTTGCCGAAGAAAACGGCAAGTTGATCCCGCCCGGGAGAGGCAATGGAGAATTAACTCCAAAGCGCTCAGAACCCGAGCCCTTGATCAGAATATCAATATCATTGACAGCCCACTCTTGATCTAACAGAGTGATCGCCCCTTCAATCTCATAAAGCAGTGGCTTCCAGCCATACTGCATTTCTAACCAAGTACCTGAAGCAAAACGCTCAATACTTGACACATTCCCAGATTTTCTAAGGGAATTAGCCCCACGGATTACATTGCGCTGGTGACGGCCGGTTTCTAAACCGATCGCCGCAAACGCACCCGTGATATCAAGCCGCTTCAATGACCGCATCGCAGAAGCGATACGTTTAGCAGAAGATGCCACAAGACCTATAGTTTTCGGGAATTCCCCGATAGTTACAAGGCCCTGAACATCAGAACCGCGCGCATTTTCGTAAAAACTACGAACTGCTTTCGCGTCTGCATCATCGAAGTTATTAAAGTACGACCCAATACCGAGAGCTGAGCTTGCGCTCAATCCACCGGTAAGTGAGTACGCCCATGATTCCGCAGCCGTGTTTCCAAGGCTATCAATTTGGCCAATACCTATTGGAGTTTCGACTTTCACGTCGTCTCGCAGGTATGGATTCATCGGATGAGCCCCGCCCTTTGCCACTATTTCGTGGTAGTTTGGGGTGTCAACAGTCTGTTTCGCGAGACCTCCAGTTCTAACGGGTTGAGACCCGCTATCGCCGAGGGCCTCGAGATAATAAGACTTATACGAACTCATGGTTTACTCCAAGTAAGTGACGTCATT